GCTGATGAGATCAACCGCCGCATTGAAGAAGAGTTTGATCGCTGGACTTCAGCCAAGCGTTGTCACACCGGCGGCAAGCTGAGCTGGTATGACATCCAGCGCCTCAGCATCACCTCTGTCCTTGAGTCCGGTGAAGTCTTCATTCGTCTCGTCAAGCAGCCCTTCGGTGGCAGCAAAGTACCGCTCGGCCTTGAACTCATCGAGTCGGATCTTCTTGATGATGATTACAACGGCATCGAGAAGAACGGCAATGAAGTACGAATGGGCGTGGAGATTGACAAGTGGGGCAGACCGGTTGCCTATCACTTCTTTGATTACCACCCTGGCGATTACCAATTTGCTTACGCCGCAAAAGCAATGAAGCGCCGCGTGCGCATTCCCGCTGAAGACATCATTCATCTTTATTTGATTGAGCGCCCCGGTCAGACGCGTGGTGTTAGCGCGTTTGCTACGGCGATCATGCGCCTGCGTAACTTGTCTGGTTACGAGGAAGCCGAGATTGTCGCTGCCCGTGCCAGCAGCAGCATGATGGCGTTCGTGAAGACACCGGATCAAGAACTGTTTGAAGATGGCACGTTTGATCAGGAGTCTGTCCTCGACTTCTCACCCGGCAGCATCCGTCGACTGGCTCCCGGTGAAGAGATGCAGTTCTTCACGCCCAATCGCCCTGATGATGCATTCACTCCTTTTGTGCAGCAAATGCTGCGAGCTGTGGCTGCTGGGATTGGCTGTTCTTACACGCAAGTCAGCTCAGATTTCTCTCAGAGCAACTACAGCTCTTCACGACTGGAACTGCTTGAAACAAGAACGCATTACAAGACGCTCCAGCAGTATTTGATCGAATCGCTCTGCGAAGAGGTTTACGAGAAGTGGATTGAAATGGCGGTGTTGGCTGGCGTTCTGGATCTGCCGAATTACGACAGCAACCCTGAGCGTTACGAAGAAGCCAAGTGGATTGCACCCGCTGCTCAGTTCGTTGATCCACAGAAAGAAGCTGCTGCTTACAAGGAACTGATCCGCTCAGGCATCATGACGCTCTCGCAGGTGATCGCCCTGCACGGCGGTGATTTTGAGGATCAGATGCGTCAACGTCAGCATGAACTTGCTGTTGCTGATGAATACGGCATTGTGCTTGATACTGACCCGTCGCAGGTTTCTAACAACGGCGTCTCTCAACCTGTTCCTGTTGCTCCTACTGAGCATCCGATGGAACATGAGGAAGAACCTGAACTTGAGGACATCGACTGATGGCAAAGGTTGGTGACAAGACAATTGACCTGACGCCAACCGAAGGCATGAAAGCCGAGGCACGGCGTTATCGCGCATGGAAAAAAGATGGTCGTCCCGGTGGCACTGATGTTGCTGCTACGCGTGCCGGTCAGATCCTGTCGGGCGATGAACTGAGTCCTGACACTGTCATCACGATGGCCGCATGGTTTGCACGCCATGAAGTTGACAAGCAGGGCAAGGGCTTCCGCCCTGGTGGTGACGACTATCCTTCGCCGGGTCGCGTAGCATGGGCGGCATGGGGCGGTGATTCAGGTCAAACCTGGAGCAACATGAAATCCAAAGCCATCAAAAAAGCACAGGAGCGTGCCATGGAAATCAACGAAGAGATCGTCGATGGACGCCCCTATCCGAATGAGCATGCCGCTCGCCTGACTGATCCTGATCAGTACGACAGCATCCGCCGCGTTAATAATGAATTTGGCGCTGGCATTGATGCGATTTACGGAATCAAGGATGGCACCTCTGAGCTGCAAGCCATCCGTTTTGATGCTGATCGCTTCACGCCGGCTGAGGCTCGCGAATGGCTGGCGGATCACGACTTTGACCCAATGATGTTTGAAGAAGCCACCGGTGAGCGCAGCGAAGAGCGTGCTGCACCTGATGCGGTTAAAGTCGGTGATTTCGTGGAATGGGATTCAAGTGGTGGCACCGCACGCGGGAAAGTTGAACACGTGATGCGTGAAGGTGTACTTGGTGTTCCCGATTCTTCGTTTAGCATTAACGCATCTGAAGAAGATCCCGCTGCATTGATTCGCGTGTACCGCAAAGACAGCGAAGGTGGTTACAAAGAAACCGAGACTTTGGTCGGTCATAAGTTCTCTGAACTGCGCAAGATTGCTGCGTTGCGTTTCTTTGAAGGCGAGACGCTGAAGCGCTCACTCGCCACTGAGTTCCGCGCTGATTCAGAAGATCGCACTCTGGAGTTCCCTTTCGCCAGTGAAGCGCCGGTTGAGCGTTACTACGGCATGGAAGTGTTGAGCATGGATGACAAGTCCATGGATCTCACCCGTCTCAATGATGGTGCGCCTCTGTTGTACCAACACGATGCAGACAAGATCGTCGGCGTTGTGCAGAAGGCTTACATCAAAAACAAGCGTGCCTATGCACGCGTAAAACTCGCGAACAACGAACTAGGTCGCGAGATGCAAGAGTTGATCAAGGATGGAATCATCCGCAATGTCAGCTTCGGCTACAAGATCAACTCGATGGAAGCCGATGAGTCCACATCACCTGTGACTTATCGCGCTACCAGTTTCCAACCGTTTGAAATAAGCCTGGTCACCGTGCCGGCTGATAACTCGGTTGGAATCGGACGTTCTTTCTCCCATAATGAGAACGTCGATACGGCCTCAGCCGTTCACAGTCAACCCAACGGAGTTACAACCGTGGATCAAAACCTCAATGTTGAGGCTATCCGCGCTGAGGCCGCTCAGGCCAAGGCTAAGGAAATGGCCGACATGATCGCTCTTGGTCAACGCACCAAGAACATTGAACTGGCTCAGGAGTTCATCGCCAACTCCCGCAGCCTCGATGAGCTTCGCTCTGCCCTTCTGGAAAAGATGGGTGTGGAAGAGAAGCCCCTGAACCCCAAGGATGCCGAGATCGGCATGTCGGACAAAGAGAAGCGTGACTTCTCCTTCATCCGCGCCATCAACGCTCTGGCTCACCCCAACAGCCAAGAAGCTCAGCGTGCTGCTGCTTTCGAAATGGAAGTCAGCCGTGCTGCTCAGCAGAAGTCTGGCAAGGAAGCCCGTGGCATCCTGATCCCCGCTGATGTGCTGGGTTATGGCCGCCGTGACCTGACCGTGGGTTCTGCCTCCGGTGGTGGTGATCTGGTTGCTACCGACCTGATGAGCGACAGCTTCATCGATCTGCTCCGCAAGGCTCTTGTGATGCAGGCCGCTGGCGCGACCGTGATGACCGGCCTGCAAGGCATGGTTGCTCTGCCCCGTCAGTCTGGTGGTGCCACTGTGTACCACGTCGCTGAGTCCGGCTCGATCACCGAGTCCCAGCTCACCGTCGACCAAGTGACGATGCAGCCCCGCACGATTGGTGCGTTGACTGATTACTCGCGTCGTCTGCTGCTTCAGTCCAGCATCGACATAGAGAACCTGGTGCGTCGCGATCTGGCTCAACAGATTGCTATCGAAGTTGAGAACCAAGCCATCAACGGCACCGGCTCTGCTTCGTATCCGCTGGGCTTCCTGAACGTGACCGGTATCAACACTGAGTCCGGTTACACCACGTTCGCTGATTACGTGAACGCTGAAGCCGCTCTTAGCACCGACAACGCCCTGCTGGGCAGCCTCGGCTATCTGATGAACTCCGCTCTGCGCGGCACTCTGAAGACCACCGAGAAGTCGGCCACCGGCACCAACGCCAACTTCATCTACGAAGCTGATAACACCATCAACGGTTATCCGGCTTACGTGTCCAACTCCATGCCGAACAACACTGCGGTGTTCGCTAACTTCAGCGACATCCTGATCGGCTTCTGGAGCGGTCTGGACATCATGGTTGACCCCTACACCGGTTCCGCTTCCGGCACCGTGCGTGTGGTGGCCATGCAGGACTATGACGTGGCCGTGCGTCATCCTGAGTCCATCTGCAAGCTGTCCTGATGATTACGGAGCGGGTAATGCGCATTCAGATGCTGCGTGACACCATCGTTGACCTCAGGCAGGTGAAAGTTGGTGATTACGTAGAAACCGATAAAAAATCAGCTCTGCTGTTGATCGGTATTCAGAAAGCCATTCCCGCTCCCATCATCGAGGAAGTTGTTGTTACGGCTGACGAGCAGCCGGATCCTGTTCAAAGCAAACCCGCTCCCAAACGGAGAAAGACCAATGATCCACAACCTCGGGTCTAAGACCTACATCCAGAGCCTTCTGGCTGCTGATTCCCGCACCGCTACTGCCACCGGCACCGGTTTCGATCTGCAAGGTTCGAACGATGCTGAAGGCGAAGCCATCGTGATCCTCGATTGCGAAGCTGGTAGCGGCACCACCCCTACCCTGAACGTCAAACTTCAGGATTCGGCTGACAACTCTGCTTGGGCTGACATCACCGGCAAGACCTTCACCGAGGTGACCGATGCTGCTGCTGCCTTTGAGAAGATCAGCATCAACACCAACGATGTGCGCCGTTATGTGCGTGCTGTCGGTACTCAAGCTGGCACCAACCCTGTGTTTGTGTACGGCGTCTCGCTGGTTTACAGCAAGAAGTACGGCAACTGATCCTGATGGCGTTTCCCGAACTGCCAGATGCTTTCCTGAACGAGTTTGGCGTTACCTGCCAAATTGGTGCTGGCACTGCGTTCCTTGGCATTCTGGATTCGCCTATGGATGTGATCGCGGGCGGTATGGCGTTGTCTCGGGAGTACTTGCTTACGGCAAAGACTTCTGATGTCAGCACTGCCGCTCGCGGCACTTCTATTACGGTTGATTCCGCGTCTTACACCGTGCGCGAGAATCGTCCGACTGATGACGGTGTTTTTTCAGAACTACTATTGAGCAAAGTCTGACTTTGAGGTCATGAGCAGCGTCTTCAAAGTCAACACCAGAGCGAATTGGGCGGCATTGAATCCTGTGTTGCTTCTGGGTGAAGCCGCCATTGAAACGCAGACAAATAATCTCAAGATCGGAGATGGTGTTTCAACTTGGAGCCGTCTTCCGTATTTTTCCTCTCCTGGTTATTGGGGTTCTTTCTGGGATAGCACCTCTCAGACTGCAACTGCCAACACGCCTACATCGATTTATCTGCGGCAGCGTGACACAGGTAGTCGCGGCATTCGGGTTGTTTCCGACACTCGAATTACCTTTGATCACGCTGGCGTTTACAGCATTACCTTCTCAATTCAGTTCAGTAACAACGACGAACAGATTCACGACATCAACGTATGGCTGCGCAAGAACGACAGCGGCGCAAGTGGTGATGTGCCAGCTTCCGATAGCAGATTCAGTATCGTCGCCAGTCACGGCGGGATTGCCGGCAACGTTGTTGGCACCATCAACTTTGTTTTGCCTGTGGTGGCAAATGATTATTTGGAGTTGATCTGGGCAACGTCAGATGCCGATGCCTACATTCACGCTGAGACGGCAGCAACAAGTCCATTTGCTCATCCGAGCATTCCGAGCATCATCTGCACCGTTGTTCAAGTAGCCTCTGCCTGATCATGGCTGATACACGCCGCGAATTGATTCTTGCTCGCATTGCCAGCAATCTGAGCAGCATTACCGGTGCAACGGTTTACCGCAGCCGTGTGGAGCCTTTGGCACGCGGAGAAGTGCCTGCTGTCATCGTCGAACCCGTCAACGATCAACCGATTGACACCAACTTCTACGACAAGCTGGATTGGACAATGCGGGTCAGGATCACCACGCTGGTTCGCGCCGCTATTCCTGATGACGATTCAGATGCATACACGCAGCAGGTGCATCAAAAATTGATGGCTGATCAAACCGTCAACGGTTATGCA